TCGGTCAGGTAGTTATTAACTGTATAACCTTCTGGGATCGAACCGTTGTTTACGATAGCGTTAATGTCGTTGTCGGCAGTACCAACACGAAGCTGAGTCTCTAAGAGACGGGTAGCAACGAACTGGAGTGCAGGTGGAACTATTAACTTCTTAGGTTTAGCAGCGATTAACAAGCCACGCTCGTCTGTCCAAGCAGCGATCTGAATAACTGCGGCTTCCAAGGAAGTCTCATTCAAGTCGGCAGGGGTAGCCTGAGTGTTGCTGTTTACACCACCAGAAACCAGTGGGTGTGATGTGCTAAATAAAGCCACACCGTCACCACCAGCAAATACGCCAGCAGAGAAACCGTTGTTTAGAACGGAAGCTGCCTTAGTTTGCTTGGTGTATGCCATAGCACGAGCCAATGCCTTGGTATAACGAGCTGATAGGCTGTCATACAAGTTGTCCTCGATTGCCTCTTCCGTTAGGGAGAAGCCGAGGGCGATGGTTTCGTGGTTATAGCGAGCTGTGAAAGCCTCTTGTGCATTGTCATAAGCGATGGCAGAACCTTCGTTTTTGACTGGTGCAGCGGAGAAGCCTGACAGTTTTGTTTCTTCTTCAAACGAACGCTCAGAGGTCTCAGTATCGTAGATCTCTTTGTGTTGTTCACCATACGTTGCGTACTCCAAACCAAACAAAGCGTTTAAGCCTGGAAGCAACTCTTTCAGTAGTTGTGCACGTGAAATAGCCATTTTCTAAGCTCCTTAAATGCCAGTTGAGTTGTTGTACTGATGCATAGTCGCATTTATCTTGACGATAAACTCAACAAATGTGTCAGTGCCTGTTGCTGTTTCTCTTACCACATCAATAATGCGGATAGGTAGAGTATTAGTAGTAGTTTGTGATCCTTCATTAATCGCTACTTTGGAGTTACCAGTAACGGTAGATCCAGCGTTTTGAATTAGAGCAATGTTATTACCAATAGCAGAAATACCCATTCCAGCCACGGTTGTGGTTGCAGAACAAGAAACTACTTGGAACAATGTGTCAGGATCATCCGCAACGACTGCAAAAATCTTCGTTCCAGATTTGATTGACTGACTTGCTGGGTAGAACTGCTGTTGCTGTACCTGCCCAGTTGAAGAATTAGTGAAACTAACACCTAAAAATACACCGCAAGGTGTAGCTGTAGTTGTGCCAGTATCTTTCTCAATTGTTCCATCAGAAATACGTTTTACTAAATCGCCATAGAAAATGCTTGTAGCATAGCCACTTGCAATTTCCATTTGACGGGTTGCTCCCGCAAAGACTTGACCACCAATCAAATTGACTGGTTTTAGTCCATACGGAGCGTCTACGGTAGGATAAGCCATATTAAACTCCTAAATTAAAATTAACCTTTACCAAAGGTCGTCGTGGACTTGCTCTCTTTAAAGAGCGGCATCCTTGGGTCACTTTGGCGCATGAGGCTACTGTCTACAGCATCCATCTGATTTTCTGCTTGCTTTTGGTAATGTGCATTACGTTGAGCAACAAATTCTTCTGGAGTCTTGCAAAGCAATAACCCGCCAATCTCAATATTGTCCTTAAAGCGACTATTGGGATCAACTAGCAGTTGAAACTTGGGTTGTTCTTCAATTCCTACAGGTTCCCAGCCCTCTCTTAGTTTTCCAGAGAGATTACGGGGATCCGCCTGATTCAGCGTTGAAGTACGAATCCATCTATACGCATACCCAGTCTGTTTGTCTGGCTCAGGTAGCAATTCTGCTGGCGCCCACTGCGTAGGACGTTCGCTTGTTGCACGGGTATCTACTTCTCTTTGTAATCTAGTGTTTGCCATTTTAAGACTCCATCTTTATAAGTTCACGGGCGTATTGCTCAGGCGTTAGTCCTAACTTCTTCGCTATAGATAATTGGGATGTATTCAATCTTATCTTCTTTGAAGAGGTACTTCTACTTGCAGGAGCAACAACTGTACTCGGTTTTACCCGATCAGTTGGCTTGGTGTCATCTACTACGTCCTGAAAATTCTCAGGGAACCTTTTCCGCATTGTGTCATCTATGCGTCTGTAATACTCATCAGTCGTAGCGTAAGCCATACCGTTTTCTTTTACTAGCTTTTCATGTAAACCTAAAGCTAGACTGGTCATTTCGTCATCCTGACCAAACCAAGAATTACGTTCTTGCCAAGCGGTTGCTTTGCCATCACGAGTCGGCTCTTGATACGTCTGTTGTGGTATTTTTACATCATTTTCTTTCTCTTGTAAAGAGGCACGTTGATTTATATTTTCAGCGTAGTTTGAAGCCTTTTCCACTTTCATCTTAGCGGACGTCATTTTTTCCTGAGCATCTACTAGTTTTTCAGAGTCTCCTGCTTCATACGCCTCTCTATATTCCCGCTTTGCCATTTCTAATTCACGCTGGGCGGAATCCTTAAAGGAGTCAACTGCTACCTTTTCACTGGTATTAACTTTGCCTTTTAGGGCTTTATTTTCCTCGTAGAGCTTTTGGGCAAAAGCAACGGCTTCTTGCTGTTCTCGCAAGGCTTTTTCTTTTTCCCGCCTTTCATCGTGATAAACACGTCTAAATTGAGCTAATTTTTCCTTAGCCTCGCTGGAATACTCGTCCAGTTCGTCTCTATCAAGCTGCTCTACGGTTTCTTTGGGGATGGGTTCTTTATCTTTATCGATTTCTGGGATGTCATCTTCGATTTCAATTTGAACCTGCTCTGCATCTGCTTCGTGTGGGAACTTATACTCGGTGTTTTCCATATTTGCTCCTATTTACGTTTAATACCACGGGGGTCATCTACTACCGCTTCCACTGAATCGTCATTAATAATGCGGAAATCCCGCCCATGAATGACTAATCGACTGCCAGCATTTGGTCTTACAAGGATAAAATCGCCCTTTTTACACCAAGCACCATTTGGAAAGCGGGCTGGATCTTTGTAGCAATCTGGTCCTAAATCCACAACGAACAATACGGTTGTCAACAATTCGTCATATCTTAGGGTTTCGTCTGCCTTAATAATCCCGCCATCATGCTCCTTTTCCACCTCTGGAATGGCACATAGTATTCTGTACCCCGAAGGTTTAGGGAGTTGTGTAGCTTTTTCTTCATTTGACTTATTTAGCAGCTGTGTCAGATCTACTGCCCTGTCTAAGTCTAGAGTTTCACTCATTCATTCTCTCCATTTTGTCTTTGAGGTCTAATATGTAACCTTTTGCAATGAGCAGACCTCTAATCTCTCCGCAAACTCGTTGATACTGTACGTGATCCATGTTTCCGACCACCACAGCATCCTTTAATTGGTCAGCTTTTTCGTCTATCTGACCCATTAAAACTTCTATTTCTGTCATTGTTTATTCCTTGATTTAGCAATATCAACACCGAGTTTTGTTGCTTCTAGCTCACTGCTACGGTCTAGTTTGTCTCTTTCGGCAGCCATTTTAATTCCTGCCTTATTGCCTTCCATCTCCACTTGGGCAGCAATCCTCTCCCGCTCAACGCTGATCTGCTCTTGCTTGAGCTGGATGTCTGCCTGATCTTTTTGAGCTTTTCTTTGTACGTCTTGCGCTCTGATTTGGAGTTCTTGCTGTTGCATTTGGATAATGGGATCCTGCGCCTGTTGCTGGGCTTGTTGTTGAGCCATCTGAGCTTGATTTTGTTGTAACAACTGAGCAGAGGCTTGAGCCACCAGCCTAGAAAGCTGGACTTCGTACTCTTCTGGGATTGTTTCGTCATCCTCTTTAAGGTACGGCAAGGGAGCGCCTAGCTGCTGTTCCATCATCTGACGGTACTTAAAGCCAAAATGCTCGGCTATATGGGCATTTAAAGCCGCACCCATGAGTTGAGCCTGTGGATTTTGCCCAATGACCTGAGCCGTCAGAGGATCTTTCATAAAATTGGTATGAGCAATGATATGAGCCTCATGATCTTGGTAAATAAATGCTTTTAGAGGCTTGTTAGTCAAGACACCCATGTTTTCTGTGACGGGATCCTTGGGTTTTTGGTCATCTTGTAGTGGAATTAACTTCTGAGCGTTGCGAATTCCCAACACATCTAGCATTTGTCGGTGTAATTGCGGGAGATTGTAGATCTGAGGCGCATTTTGAGCCAGTTGGAGTACTGCTTGGTACTGTACGATCTTTTGCGCCATCGTTGCTGCATTTGGATCTGAGACT